TCGCTTTTAGCATCATCCTCTTTCTGCTGAAGATGCTGGGATTATACATCTTTTATGTAACCTCCATAGATCTGGACCACGACCTGAAGTTTTTCCTGATTGTCGCCTTGTACCAAAATACACAATCTTGAATCTTGTTAGACTTGACTGTGTTGTCTAACACGAGACACTCATAATTTTCTGTACATGCATCCATTACTTTACAAAACATATCGAATGAAGGAAAAATTCCAAAAAATGATTTGTACAACTTTTCACGGTTTTGAATAATGTTTTCCCTGAGAATGAACACATAATCTACATTAGCGCGCAGTGCCGGTGGTAAGTCCATCACGTACTGCATCGTCAACATGAAAAAGATTTTCCAGTGACGACCATTCATGAAACACTGCCTGATGCATGTATCTTTGAGGAACTTTGAATCGTACATACAATCGTCCAGTAACATGAAAGCTCCGCAATTTGTTTTTCCATTACCCACTAGTTTTCTTTGTCTAGCCATCACTCTCTCTATAGCATCTCTATCATAGTCTCCATAAATAAAGAGATCTGGAATGAAATCAGAGTAAAAATGGTTACCCTCCTCAGTTCCTGAAAGCACAATTCCCGCTGGAAGGTGTTTCTTGTGGAACATGATATCCTTCACGAGAGTTGATTTACCCGTATTACGCTTACCAATAAAAACACATACCCTGTCGTCTGAAATCGTCTCGGGTTTGAATTTCCTCAACTGAAGATTCATTCTAATGTAATGTTTCGTTTTATTTACAAAAATTTTACTCAGTAAAAAACCTAAGTCTCATGATAAGTAAGTGAATAATCAACGATGAATATGCAAACAGGATTTGGTGACGATGGCTCTGCTATGGCTGAGCAATATACACAGACTATGATTGGAATTTTGATGCCCGTGATGGAGCGGAGTATGATCTTGGCTGCCGAATATTCCAAAGCTTGTGGGAGAGATACGGTTCTTCCGGAAGACATGGAGTATGCGATGAAGTATTCTGCGATGTACACAGTGGGTCAAGACATTGGAAGTTTGTTTCCTGAAATCTATGACGAAGAACAGGAAGATGATGACGAAGAAATTGAAGAAGTTTCACCAGAAGATTGTCCTCCATTTGAAAGATACACAGGAAATGATGAACGTTTCACTCTCATGAACCAGGCATATGACAGGTGGGAAAATTGGGTGCCACAAAATCCGACAGAACAGATGTTAAAAAATGCTATTAATAGTAATGAGCACCTCTGAGCCGGAGGGATGGTCCTTCTCAAACACAAAATTTAAAGTGTATGATTCTGGTACGAGCTCTAGTGAAGATTCATCTGATGATGAACAGATATTTTCTAAAATAAAAACTATAAAAAAGAAAAAGTTTAAAAAAGTTGTTCAGAAAGAGGAGTTGTTACCGGAATAATTTTCTCAGGATATTATAAAATGTCCGCCGTTTCTTCCGCCATCAAGACTGTCGATCTCGTCACCCAGGAGCTCCAGACCCAGACTCTCAACTCCATCGTTGCGGGTTTCTCTTTCGCCGCCGCCATGTCGTGGATGGATTTCATCCGTTGGACCATCACCCAGCTCGTGAAGGTTCCCAAGAACGGTGGTTCCCAGTACGCGCTCACCGCCCTCCTCACCAGCCTCCTCTCCGTCATTGTTTACATGGTCATCGCTCGCTTCAACGGCTCCGTCAAGAAGCCCGCCCAGCCCGTCTACGCGATCACTCGCTAAGTGTTCTTGGGTATCTAGTTGGTTTTCCTTTCATAAAAAATAATAAAAGTAATCCAACTACAACGATTAAAGCGATATAAATGTATTCTTCCTTGAATCTATAAACATTCTTCACCTCAGGAATGCTTATAAATTCCTCTTCCTCTTCCTCTTCCTCATCTTCGTCTTTTTTAATCGGAACTTTTGGAAGACCTTCTAGTTTATCCGTCGAACACACGATTTCAAATTTCAAAACATGATTATTATTGGAAAAATTATAAGATGTGAGAACTCCATTATTCATATATAAAAACTCAATTCCAAGTTCCGATATAATTTTTTGTGGACCGGAATGAAAACGATATACAAAAGGGTCATCGGCACCATTGTATGTTAATGCAGTTGTACCATTTAATAGTATATGCCCCGTATAATGCGGAGTTCCTTTTTGAGAACTTTCATTTGATGTTCCCATATAGACAGATTGATTAAATTCATCCGAACCAGATGATAACCTTAAAACTAAAGAATTTGGTGACGTCTGAGGTGTTGGTATACGCCCGGAGATGAGTCTTATTTCTTCGATATCATAAATTGGATTTTCCAGTGTGATGACATAATTGTTTGCGTGTGGATACAATGTGGTATCACGTTGACTACTATCAATCGTAAGGTTATGAACCTTCATTAAAATATAGGCACAATATTTTAATGAATGTTTTTATTTACATTTTTACGTATTTAACCAGAAAGGCTATGAGCGAGTGGGTTGTTCTGGAGCTGACGCTTGGCGATGTCTAGATTAGACGTGTTGGGGTTTGTATGACCCTTGTAAGCGTTGAACTTATGAAACGCCTTTTGTTGATATTGTTGAGTCCATCCACCGTTAGCGGCATTTATACGCCCATCAATACGGGTTGTATCCGAACGTACAGCCGTGAGGCGTCCACCCTGTTTAAGAGCACTCTCCCGAACATTCATGCGACCAGCGTTACCCATGCGGTTGGGCTTACCACGACGATCTTCGGGACGGAAACCATACTTCATGAGTTCGTCATTAGTCTTAGCCGCAACCTTAGAGGCAGCACTATTCTCGTATGCGCCACGGAAATTAGAAATACCTGGAGCAGGCTGGTTGTAATAGTTGTACTGCACATCATTTCTATCACTCTTGAAGCGGGTGGGATCCTGCGACATGGTCTGAGCAGAAACGTAACGCTTAGCGCCATTGAAACCTAATCCGTCACTCCGGAGTCCAGTTTCAGATCGGTTGGTTGTGCGTTTGGTTCTCTCGTGCTCGTTTCTGGGAACAACACCGGTCATACCCTGAGCGCGACCCTGCACAGTGGGACGCCGAGAAAGAAGAAAAGAGGTTGTTTCGGGTTTATTATGAGTGAGTTCACCAACGACAGCCGAGCGTCCACCAGTAATGTCCATAGCTGGACCAGAACGTCCGGGTAGGGTGGTAAGCCTGTATTCACCAACATTCACAGGATTGACCCTAAACATCTGTTGGTAACCACCTACAGCTGGGGTGTCTGCACTGACACCTAGACCTGGTCCAACAAGTTGCTTCTCTACTGGAGACAAATTGTTCATCCGACCATGATCATACATGCGATCGCGCATATTGAGAATCTCCTGACCACCACTCCGTTGCTGTTTTGTAATATCACCAAAGTTATCCACCTCTATCTTTTGAGAAATGTCTAGAACGGGTTCAAAATTGTTATTTACTACTTCGACGGGAGCTTTGACTACCGGTTTTTCAGCTTCCTTCGCGGGAGGCGGAACAGACTTAGTACTCAAAGTTCGACCAGCATATACTAAACCGGCCACAGCCATGAGCGAAATGGGATCAGCCATTCTTACTTCTTACCCACATTTTTATTAGCGTACCTTTGCTGAAAGAGGCCGTTCTGAACCTCAGCTCGGGTGCTCGCTGGTTCATATCGCATGGTACGAAGAGGAACTTTACATTCCATGTTAGAAAGTGGGAAGAGATTACGCTCATAGGTTTGGACGATGTTCTTGTTAAAACGAGATGTGCTTTGGGGGCGGAGTTCGTCACTCGTATCTATGTACTGGGCTGGAGAACCCTTACCCGCCATATAAGGGGCAGTGCCATAAAGCATTGTATTGGGACGGCATCCACCGCAGTTGAGAGTACTGGGCTGGGGATACACGAAAACTTCATCAGTTGCCTTGACTGAAGGGATAACACCCTTGTTTTGAACGCGAGAAAGGCCTGGCTGAAGCTGATACGCCATTTATTATTACATAAGAATTTTAATCTAACTGTATGTTCCACCTCGGGGACCCCTAATGTCTCCGTCGCCACCTAGTCCCGCAAACGCCTCAAGCTGAACGCCACGCGCATTGGGGTTGCAATACCTAGTGTCACTCTTACACATTGGACCGTTTTTGGGTCCGTAAAGCCACTCGGCAAACTCCGTCTGATCTCCTGGTATTTTTGTAACGGGATTGGATACAAATTGACGTTCAAATCCTTTCCTCAAATATTTAGGTAAGGGGGAACGAGAACGTCCACTATCTAACGGAATCCTGTCACTCATGTAGTTGTTGGTAAATGGTTTGACACTGGCGTAGTAGCACGCCTCCAAACGGTTTGGAGCATCAGAGAAATCTGTGATGAGAACATTTCCCATGGGATTATCTTGTGTGGGCATCTGACACGAAGGCTCACCGTCTACTGTATAACCTACGGTAGTTGTTACCATCTTCGATTTATAAAGAACGTAAATAACAGACAACACAGTCGCACCTAGTACGAAAATGCGGGGATCACGGCGAATGAGATAAATGAGACAACTCGCGTAAATGATAAAACGAGAGGCTGCGTTGATGCGATCCTCTGGAGTCTGCTCACTAGTGGGCCAAAACTGGGAAACCCGATCAGCCCTGATAAGCTGCTGGGGATCTTCGAACCAGACCTTCATTTAGTATATATTGAGGTTTATTTTTTGGGCAAGCTGCCAAGCATGTTACCCATCATCTTCATGAGTGCATCCTGGTTAATTTCTCCGTCGCCATCCTGCATCTTGTCGGCGCAATCCTTGGCAATACCCTCAATCATCTTTAGGGTATCATCGGGAATGGATGTAATCGTTGTACCGAGCATGTATAGAGTCTGGAGATACTGCCATGTTGCACTCTTAGTGTTAGCAGACATTCGCTCCCAATACGATTTAATGTTAAGGTCTTTGAGGAACTCGATTGTCTCAATCTCCTTGAGTAAAAATGTCTCATCTTTGGTAGAAATCTTTTCCGCATACGGACTAACACCTTTCATGTAAGCATCGACGACGAGACGTGGATTGGAAGACTTCAATACATCGAACGAAGTCATCATTTTTTTAATGCCTTTTTCCTCTGGAAAAGTCTTGTGCAATTCCACAAGAAATTGACCCATCATATCGTTAAACGCAGTAACGGACGCCATTTTCTTATTCTAATTGTATAATCTTTAAGTTTAAAAAGGCTCATTCGAGATAGCCTCTTTCTGCCCAATTCCACCAGAAACGATGAAAAATACAAGGATTGCGTTGAGGGCAGCGGGTTTAGTGTATTTATTGAGTTCAAGTTTACCTTCATTATTGAGGTGCGCCTTCAAATGAATGTAGGCCGCGGTAATACCTCCAGCGATGAGAGCAGCACTCATCGGGTCACGTAGATAGTCGGAGAGTTCCATTTAATAATACCTGGGATTTTTTGTACGCTGCTCTGGTGCATCACCAAATAAGACATCATCATCGGGTTGCGCCTGAGGCTGGGGAGGCTGAGAGGGCTGAGGAGGATGAGGCTCAAGGGGTGGTTGGGGTTCTGTTCGGACATTGGAGCTGAACACCGGGAACTGTCTTAAATTCATTCTCAAGACCGGTTGGTTCGGGGTCGGGGCCAGGTGTGTGCTCTGGTTCCGGAAAAGGATCGGATTCAGGCTCGGGTTCAAGTTCGGGTTCGGGTTCAGCATCACCTTCAAACACGTCAGGGTCAACACCATCCTGAATCTCACCATCTAGAGAAATATCCCTAGTCTCTTGAGACATGTAGGTTTGAAGAATTTGCTGAACTGGAATAAGTTCTTTGACCGTGCTTTCGATAGCAATTGTGAAACGCGCAGTGAGTTTCTCGTCCCTCAGATACTCACTCTGTTCATCACTGAAAATATAGGGATCTTTATAGAGATCCTTCGCGATGTTATTATAACACGTCTGAATAAACACTTCCTCAGTTGGGAGTTTTAGAGAAATCTTTTTATTGTCAGCCTTGAGACGAACTGCCGATAGAATCTTCGTACACGCAACAAAAACGGCCGCCAAAAGATCACTGAACCAAGCGCATCGATTGGTGATGTTATCACTATGGTTCTTAGACATTGCATTAGACCAATTAGGAACCTCTTTGAGAAGTTGTTGATACATCATAAGAACCTTACGACCCTTGGATAGTTTCATGGCTTCATTGTACATATCCTGAAACACTTCAATCATAGGTGGGCACATAATGAGACACATCTGTCCCAAATACTCCTTTTTCGCCTCAACAAGAATATTGAGGTTATCCATTTATGATTAAAGTGGGTTTTAAATTGAGAATTTACTACGCACTTCTCCTGTACTGATTAGCCATCTTCTTAAGATTCATGAGATTTGGAAAATCACCCTCATCTTCCTCATGTTCTTTCTTCTCTTTCTTTTTTTTCGGAACAAACCAGGACACGTAAATGTCATAGTCACTCACTCGTTTTACAGTAAATCCACCTAATACAAATTGTCGGGCTATATATTTCGCCGCAGCA